TATTTCTTTCGTTTCATGGTGAGTGGGAAAAGGTACAGACATAGAGTCTAGTACCAAGTTACTTATCGTTTAAGTTTAAACTCAATACTACTGATAAGTCGTTCTAAAAGAAGTGCTGCTGCCCCAACCACTACGCCATTAACGTCGAACCCTGCTGCAACTAATGCCGCCATGATAAGCGTAATTAAAGGACGTTTAGCACCTTCAAAAAACTTTTTCCAACTCCATGCTGGTTTTTTTTTCATGATTGCGAGAGATATTTTTGATGTGTGAGTATAATAATGTGAATGAGTCATAGAATAAAATCTCCTCTGTATCGCTACAGATTATATTTTTCATACATATTATACGGTGTTTCTGTTATTTAAAGTTTTTTAACTAATAATCTATATGATAAGTGAAGTCTTTTATTACGTCTTGTTCATTAAATCCCCACCAAACCTCTAAATATACTATTGATTTAATGTACTCTTCACCATTATTAAAGACATAAGGTATATTATCTTTTGAGACATAGTATGAATCCCTACTCTGTATAGATAGTAACTGAGGTGAATAACACCAGTCCATTATCTTCCAATGGAACGGGTCTGCTGCGCTACGATACGCTAAGTATGCGTGTCCTTCTATTTTACCACTGTATGGGTTTTGTACTTTACCAGCCATTATACGCAGTCTACTTTGATGAATACCTTTAAGACGCGCTATAATGTATAATAAAATGGCTCCGTCTTCACAATCGCCAGTCATTAACTCGGCAGTCTCGTTAGCAGTTTGCCAATACTCTGTACGTTTCCATTTATTAGAATCGGAAACATATTCTAGTGCACCTTTAGTGTTCTCTAAATAACGAAAGATACTTGACATTTGTCTGTCGCTTTTACTATATGTAGGTATTAAATCAACTAACTCTAATAGACGTTCACTAGGATTAGCTAGTTGCGATGCTAACCAACGACTTAGCTTAACGCTTTTACGATACTTACTATTAATCACCCAATAAAGAATACTACGTAAGTAACGCTTATCAAGTACTGGAAATAACTCGTTCTTACTTTCTTCTATTTTATCGGCGAAACTCAACTCGATGTCTCCGTGAAAGTTTGTACGTTAGTTAGTTCTGCTGAAGCTGTACCGCTAATAGATGTTCGTCCTTTAATCTTTACTTGAACTCCATTAGTTTTCTCACCCGATGTGAGAGTGTGCACCCATTCAACAGTACGCGTGCTTTTTAAGTCCTGTGTACCATGACCCACTTGCGCACCTGCATTAGACCATACAGTTTGTTCAGCCATACTATCTAAATAACCGCTACCTGTTTCTTTAGTTTGGAAGGTTAAGAACGCACTACCGCCATCCGCATCATCATTATCCCCCCGAGTGTACACTGTTGCTTTGATAATTAAGTAGTCTGCGGAGCCTAAGTTAGCCGCAGTGATTGCAGTCATCTCATACTCACCAGTTCCTGTTCCCGAGCTATCGAAACCAGTGCCAGTATAAACTTCTTGTATTTTACGTGCTGCTAAAAAGTTATTGTTCATCGGTGAGCTAGCTATTCCGCTTCCTGAGCTAAAAGTAGTGTATGTCATTATTATTGTCCTCCTATTGGGTCTGGTTCAAACCAGTCCGCTTTATTATCTTCTAAATATTGTTGCACTTCTTCGTGCGTGTAAATTGTGGATATGTCTAAGTGTTCTTGTAAAAACTTAGACTCTTCTTCTTCAAGGATTACTTCAGTATTATCTAATTTACGAAGAATGCCACCTAAGTTTTTGAACTCAACATCGAAATAATGTCCTATACCCTGTTCATACTCTGCAAACTGTTCATCAAAAACAGTTGCTGGTCCTCTAACATATATTACTGCCATTTTTAATCCCACGTATTCCCTGATAATACATCAGTTATTTTTGAATCTGAAACATACTTGTTCCACGCACCTGCTTGATCTACATAAATATCGGCTGGGTTTCCTGTATTGACTGAATTTCTGCCGATTATGATATTGTTCGCTGAACTAAAGTTTCCGTTAGTAGTTCGTGCTTGAGTACTACCAACTTGCACCATACTACCAACCTCACCAAAGAACGCTTTCATCTCACCACTATCGCTTGAACCACTAACCTTTAATACCGCTTCGTACCAAACAGAAGTACTTGCACTTATTGTATGCGTCACTACATCGTACTCTGAATCAGAGTTCTGCACTTCAAAGTCCACTCGTGTAACTGAAGCAGTATAACGTATCGTACAATACTTTGCAAAGCTAGTATCTTGGAATGCTATAAGCATCTTATTCGCACCACCAGTCGCTTTAAGTTGGAATTTGACATACAGTGTTATTTCAGTATCACTCGCACTCGGTGCTACGCCTGAATCAACATAATCGTTCACACCGTCGAATCCGTATGATTCACCTGTGTCACCTGTTTGTCCAGTAGTCGCACCGTTATTTGTACCGTTATTCCCAGCACTTGAGAGGTCATCAGGGTTACTTCCTGTATTATCAGCGTCATCGAATGAGTACCAGAAGTAGTTACCAGTGTTCAATTCTGAATCGTCACCGATAAATCCGCCACCACCAGCTACTCTAAGTCTTGCAATTGATTGAAAACTTTGTATAGTACTAAGCATCTCTAAGCCCCACCATCTGTCCAACCGTTTGTGCTAGCGTGCCAACCAGTTGCGTCGTAATATGTTAATACAGCAATATCTCCTGCTGTTGATAAGTTTGTAATCTTGTCACCGTCATCAAGTGCTGTGCCATCCAAGTAAATTAAATCACTTGCATTAGGGTCTACACTAACCGCTACTGCACCAATAGTAATGACTGTTAAGCTCATACCATCTTCCACTGCTGGAAGCGTAAGCGTTGCTGCACCTGTTACATAATACACCGCACCGAAGCACTCTGTGTTGGTTAATGTATGACTCGTTGCGTGTGATTCAGTAAAGATACCGCCTGAAATGTCACCTGAAACTGTTAAATCTCCACTAGGTATTGTAACATTACTTGTTGAATCAATTTCAAGTGCTGCGTTTCCTGCTGCATTATTAAAAATATTAAACTCGTTTGTTTCACTTACATCTGAAAAGATAGACCATTTGTTTGTACCGCTAACCGCTAAATGTAACACTGGGTCAACTGGTGAGTCTAAGAATAATTTAGCCTGACCAGTACTCGTGGATTTAATCTTAGCAAACGAATTAGCCGCATCTTCTATTTGGAAATATGTGTCAGTATCTAATGAACTTGCATCATTCACTAATATTCCAGGTGCAGTTAAGTTACCTGCTGGTATTGTGATATTCTGTGAAGTATCAATCGTCAGAGCATCAGCACCGTTGACATAAGTAAAAAATTCACCAGTTGTTCGAGTGCCAATATACGCTTGGGCAGTTCCATCAAGGTCTAGTCTAATTTGCGTTACGTCACCAGATGCTGAACTACCGTCAAGATGTAATCTTCCGATTGTATCGTTGGATTCTGCTTTAAGAATTGCTGCACCTGATGTCGCTGTTGTAGTAATTGCACCAGTTGAATCAATAGTACCTGTAAGATTAACATTACCTGTGCCAGTAATATCGTTACTGTTTAGATCTAAATTACCACCAAGTTGTGGTGTAGTGTCCTCTACTACATTTGCAAGATACGTTCCAAAATCACTAATTTGTGATTCAGTTATAGAAACATCTGCTTGTAAATTTGCCCAAGTAATCTTCTTTGTTTCAACTGCTGATGTATCAACAACTGGTAATACATCAGTTGCGTCTAAGTCTGTAATTTCTGTTAATGCACTAATTTTCGTGTCTGTCATTATGGTAATCTCCTGAAGTTACGCATATTAAATCTAATCTGCATAATTCTCTGAAATATGTTTAAAGGTGATTGATAAGGTGCTGGTGAGTTATCCAGTATTTGGAAATCATACAAAACGCCAATTAAGTCAGTCTTTGCATAATCCTTGAAAGCGTTCTCAACTTGTCGTGCTAAGTATCGAGTTACATCAGGACCACTAAACGATTCACCGCTAACCTCACAAAGTAAGTCTTTATACGATAATACATCAATCTGAAACACTACTGTATCGTAAGTGTTTGATTGGTCGCCTACTTCTTCAAAGCCACTTGTTTTTGATATTTGCCAACTACCAATACGTGGGAAGTTGTTTTTACTTAAATCAACTCGTGGTAAATCTGGATATATCCAGTTAGAACCTTTCTTAAAACTAACAACAATATTATCTGTGCCACTCGCTGGAGCTGTTGCAAACTTAATCTTTTTGTTGTCTAAGTCAATATTATATGCTGTATAAGGAATTTGTGTTACGCCATCAACAACAACCGAAACAATACACTCTGGTTGTTCTGTTAATGTAAATTCTGTGTCTGATGCGTTACCTGAGAAGTTTTGTGTATCCGCTGTCATTCGATTAGATAAACCAGTACGTGTTACTTCGTCAACTCTCGCTCTGAGAAAATTGTATATAACTTCTTCTGGTTCGCTAAAATAAATTTTAATCACCGCTTGGATTTTAAAGAGACACTTGTCTCATAGATAATAAATAAGTTTACTTATATTTAAATAATTTCTATGATAGTGTTAAAAACACCAAGTTTTGTAGTTCACTATATTTGTAATAACTGTTCTTTGAACATCAAACATAACAGCGAGTTCCCTATGAAAATATTTACCAGTTTTGTGTAGATGTCTAATTCTTGCAACATCCGCTTCACAAAGTTTTACATTAGGAGCATTTTCAAGTTTTTGGCATTTTAAACCAATTGTAAATGCGTGTTTATTATTCTCTGAATGAGTACACCATTCAAGATTATCAATTAAATTATTTAACTTGTTGCCATCTTTATGATTAACACAGCGTTTATTGTCTGGATTAGGAATAAACGCAATAGCCATTAATCTATGAATAGTGTAATGTTTCCCTTTTCCGTTTTTATACAAAACAACGTATTTATACCCTCTGGTATCAATATCAGATTTTAATATTCGTTCTTTGCCAAATTTCAAACTTTTTACTTGGCAATCATCACTAATCAAATAATCATCCCAAAGTGCTTCCCATATAACCATAGTATGATATATACTAATATTATTTATAAAAGTTATTAAGAAAACGCCTTTTTCGCCAAATCATCCATTACAATAGGGTTATACAACACTTTACGGATAAAAGCGAATGGCTGAGCTCCCCGAGGAAAGTTCTTGCGTAGGTTTGCTGGTAAATCTTTCTTTTTAGGGTCTGGGTTAGCTGGGTAACTTTCTTCACCGTATCTACTCCAATACTCGTAAGTACCAAACTCCAAATAAATCATATAATCCTGAGTGTTTTCAATAGTGAGTTCTCTACCGTTAAACGAAGCAAACCAACCCTGCAACAACTGACCGTTTTCAATCAATCGCATATTACGGATGTTCTCTTTAATCTGATTTATTATCAACTCACCAAGAATAAACATACGCTGGTTCAATTCTTCCTCAGAAAAGCCACCATTCAGATTAAGTGTTAAGTTTACAGCTACCATTATGGACTTCGCCTACATACCCAACCTTGATAGATTAAACTGCCGTTAGTCTGTTCTGCTTCCACTTGTTGACGTAAACGCCAAGTAATACCGTCAACAATAATCTCGTCGCCTACGCTTATTGTGTGATTATAAACAGTATAAAAGATTGCATCACCAGTCTTTGCATAACCTATCTCAATTAGTTCACGTAGGATCTTAAAGTCAAACTGTAAGTCGCCAATAATAGTTGTGTCAGTTGATGATTGACCAGTTAAACGACCTGCTGAATTGTAGGTGTTTGTATTAACTCGCCAAGTTATATCGTTACGCCCGAACTTATCAAACCACTCAAGTGATTTAGCCCGTTGTAAACTTGCAAAGTCTGATGCTCCTCTAGTTGTTACCATTGTTTAACACGCAAACAAGGATTCGCCAACTCTCGGTAGTAAAGCGTCAATACGTGCCTGGAACTGATTAACCGTTTCACGAACATTAACATATACTTCACCAATACCAACTGTTTTACGACCAAGTGTGAAGCTTGTCGCATCATCGAATGAACCACCAGTGATTGATGCGAATACACGTAACGCAACAACTAAATCAGTGAGTTCCTGAACGTCTGCTGGTACTGAGGAATATCCGTGCCTATAATCAACTCGAATATTACGTTTACCGTTTGGCAACCTTGTTGTAATTATAATTCTTCCGTCGCTATTGAACGAAAGCTGATACAATGGTATATCTCGCTCGATTGTTGAATCTTGGTCAAGATATACCATATTAATCAAAGCTTCTGTGGAATATGTGCTGTTCGCTACAATTCTCACAAAGTATAAACTACTGCTACCATTAACAGTGGTTTTTTGCCAATCCTGGAGTGAACCCCAAGATAGCTTACCACCTGTCTCGAAATTCAAGACACCTGTGGCACTTTCAGTCGCACTTATAGCAACCCAAGAACTTCCGTTATAATATTCAATAGTATTAGTTCCACCAGTTACACCGTTAGTGTAAAGTAGAGTATGAATTGCCAGAAACTTTCGTGAACTGCCAATATACAAGTAATCGTTTGCTGCAGTCGTATCTGCAAACGGTTGGAAACCTGTTCCGCCTGATGCGTTGATTGAAGACGTTACATCAGTATAAGCTGTGCCAACTGAATCGTAACGCTGTGCGTTAATAATAGATTGATTTTGTGAAAGTACAAAGAACCCAGTGATTGAATTAACACCACGATTTAATAGTTTAAGTTCTTCGTAATCGTCGTGGTCACGAATGTACGGTTCGTCTGTTGTTGGGTAACGCTGTTCCCATTCCCAGTCGAAGAAGTTAGTTGACGATTTTTCTACTCCCCAGTAATTGCCTGTCATCTTATCGACTTCAAGCTCTGCTGCGGATAAATATGTATTCAAAAGTGTGTCAGATGCTTTCGGGGAATGTGTATAAGAAATATAAAGTAGGTTAGTGCCAAGCTCAGTAATACCACCAGCAGTTAATAATACTGTCCCTGCATCCTTATCTAAAGTGTAATGTGTCGTTTCTGTTAATGCTGTAAGACTGTTTGAACCGTCTGCTCCATAAGAAAGACTGTAAGAACTAGCAATAACATTACCATTATCCAGATCGAAAGAATCCTCACTATTATCACCAGTGCCAAGTAGTTCGTTCTGAACATCAACACCAATTCCAGTGGTTCTAACAATACTGAGTGTGCTAGTGTACGCCATTTATTTATTTGTTCCAAAACTTCTTTGTAGTTTTCTTTGTTGCTTTTTTGGCAACTTTCTTCTTTACTACTTTCTTTTTTACTGGTTCTTCTTTTACTGCTTCCAGCTTTGGATGTCGTTCAAACTTCTCAGGAAGGTCAACTATTTCGCCCTTCTTGATACTTCTAATATCCTGTGCTGCAAACTTAAAGAAGAAGTCTGCTGTTGCTTTAAATTTCATTGTTCACCTAAGCTGTTTTAATTTGAATGATTCTAGTTTGACCGCCTTGATTAGCTGTCAAAAATATATCACCTGATGCAACAGTGAAAGCTGCTTCAACCTTAGTTTTAATTGTAGCATCTGAGTCTGTTGCTGAAATTGTAATTGCTGTTGTATCGCCTGCTGCCATTTTTTTATTTACCTATTAAAAACCCCGAAGGGAAAAAAGGAAACAATTAGTTTCCTAAGTTACCGTACAATACTAAAGTACAAGCTACGTCTGAACCACCTGCAACATTGATTGTTACAGTTCCTGTGCCTGCAGTTACAACATTAATTGCTGCATCTGAGTCATCGTTCTTAGAAACAACAGCGTGATTTATTACGCTGAATTTCTGTGACGTATATGTTTCACCATCGCTAACGTCTAGTTGCACTACCTCATAGTTTGGGTCTGCGTTTACTAGACGGTAATTAACTGTTGCTGCTGCCATAGTTAATTACCTCTAAAGCCCTGAAATTACTAAAGTTCCAGTTAATGTCGGTGTTGATACATTACCAATTGTTACTACGCCAGTTGACGTGTTCCAACTTGGTTTTTCATCAGTAGACGCTGAACCTGCTGATTGGTAAAATTCTGCTGCCAGAATTGTACTAAAAACAGTTCCTCGACCGTCTGCTGCATCCATATTAGTATCGTATGTGTCGCCAGTTGTTGGTGTGCTACCCAGTTCAAGAGTAACTACCTTAATGTCGCCATTCCAACTGTTGTATGTGTTGCTTACTGTTACTGCTGCCATTTTAATTTACCTCTAAGCAATACCGTACATTTGCGTACAAGCTGCTTCGTGAGTCAATACAAATGTTAAGTATTCTTTTAACATATATACGTATGAATCGTTTTCACTAGCTTTTTCTTCGTACGTCAAATCTTGTAGGACTGCCATAAATGTATATCTAGTATCAAGGAATAAGATCCGTTTACTGTTTGCAGTTGTTGGCATAAATTTATCTCTAATAAATAATACACCGTCAAACTCGAAAGCGTCTGGGATACCGAATCCTAATACTGCTTCTGATGGGTTAGTCACTTGTCGCTGGATGTTCAATAACAATCCTTTAACGTAGTTGTGAGTACTTGCATCAGTTACCGCTACATTAATCATTCCGTTGTTGTTGTAAGACGTTGCAAACTCTGCTCTAATACCTGAAAGAGTTGGGTAACCGCTTGACAAGTCAGTTGTGTTAGTTGCAATTGATTGAATTAATCCGTCTGGTTCTTCTGGGTTTGTGTCCTTATCACCATTGATAATCATATCTTCTTCTGCTTCCATAATAGAAGTAGTTTTAACACTTAGATCAAGTTGGCTTGGATCTACAAATCCTCGCATAGCTGCTACTGCTGGACCGCTAACTCTACCTTTTGCGTATAGGAATTTAATTCCAACACTTACTCGGTCGTAAACGTCAACTTGGTCTGCAATTGAAGCATTCTCTGCTGCCCATACTGCTCCGCCTTTGCTCGTAAGAGGTACGTAGTCGTAAGTTAAACCTTTAACTGCTCGTCGTGGTAACATATTACGAAGAGGAGTTTCACGTACTGTTCGGTCAACAATACTTGGGTCTACATATACTGGAACAAGAGCTGTTCCTGCTGTACCTGCACCGCCTGTTTGAGTATCGATTGATACTTTCTGCATTTGACCTGCAATTTCTTGTCGCTTATCAACTCGTGAGAACGGGTTGTAGTATTCACGACTGATTCCACCTAAGTCATCTTCGCCAACTTGGAAGTCACCGAATGAATCGTTAAAAGCTTTTTCAACAGAAAATCCTGCTGGTCTTTCACTAAATACTGCTTTATTCATTTTTCTTTTTACCTTATTAAAATAGGAAGTTTACCTTTGTTTACTTCGTTGTTTGCTTCAAGTTGATTGCCCTCTGGGGAATCGTGCTGTGCTTTAAGTACAGGACTGCCTTGAAGTTTTTCCATCTGCTCAACCATTAGAGCATTTTGTTTCTGTAAGTCTGCTACTTGTTTTGCAAGTTCAGATTCACCAGACTTTTCAGCTTCTTCTTCTGCTGGTGCTTCAGATTCTTCTTCAGCTGGTTTTTCTTCAACTGCTGGAGCTTCTTCAGCAACCGCTTCAGGTTCTGCTGGTGCTTCTTCTGCGTCTTTTTGCAATTGTGCAACTTCTGCTTTCAAAGCTTCGTTCTGGTCCAGAATTTCGTTAAACTCTTTTTCAGAGTATGTTTTTTCTTCTGCCATTTTTTGAGTTTCCTCGTTAAGTTTTTTACTAAATTTCTTAGCAAGTGCCATAGCCATTCCGTGCCTATTGCTCGGGATAGCAACAAAACTTGCTTCAAGAAGTTCTAATTCTGTATATACATTGACTGATTTTTCTTCAATCTTACGTTCTTCACAACCTTTAACCATAGCACCAATACTGATCCCGCAGTGTGCGCCTTCATCAAGCATACCCTTAATCATCTGTGCTTTAGGGTTACTTTCGTAAAACTTAGGCTCTGCAATTAAAGCTGTGTGTCCGTCAATGTTTTCGATCCGTTGATTAGTCCATTCACCAACCATATTTTCAATCTTGTTTTCGTGGTCCAAAAGAATAGCTGTTTTTCCTGACTCATTACCAGCAATCTTCAACAATGCTTCACGTGAAACAATTTCACCATCTCGGTCCATTGAATCATCACTAAGAACTGCTAAATATTTACTGTCAGAAGTCTTCATTAAAGTACGAAAAAGCTCAATCTTTCCTGGATTAGAATTGACTGTAGATTTTTGAGTTTGAGACATATAAAGATAAATAAGTTTACTTATATTTAAATAATTTCTATGATTGTTGAAAAAAC